GACTAGCTTCTTATGAGTTAGCCCTCAGAAAGTCTGTAGACCCAAATAACACTATGTTTAAAGAAGGTGAGTACTCTTTCAGTAAGCTAGCCGATGCAGCCACTGACAAGCAAGTGCAAGATGCTGTAGAGCTGGCACTTCGTAAAACACAAGAAACTAACGGAGGCACGGTGTTAGAAACGGCTCCACGTATAGCACAGCAGAATATTGGTCGTGTGGCTATGATGTATAAAAGTTACGGGATACGTATGTATACGACCATGATACAGTCTGTGCGAGAGCTTATAAGAAGAGACAAGGATCTAACTGACCCTGACAGAATAATAGCTTTGAAACAGTTGGCAGGTATACATCTAAGTGCATTGTTCTTTGCAGGTATACAAGGTCTTCCTTTGTATGGGGCTATAACTATGATATGGGATTTGTTTCTAGATGATGAAGAAGACGACGCAGACACCATTGTAAGAAAAACAGTTGGAGAAGAATGGTACAAAGGGGCTGTAAACCTTATTACAGGCATGGATATCGCATCCAGAACCCGTCTCACAGGGTTGTTGATACAAGAGAATCGTTATAACAAAGACGCTTCATTCGAGGAAAACTTACTGTTCTATCTGGGAGGTCCTGCGTTAAGCACAGTTGACAGACTATTACGAGCCACCAACGACTTTAAAGAAGGTAACTTCGAAAGAGGCGTAGAAAATGCTTTACCTGCCGCATTGGCTAACGCATGGAAAGCAGGTCCGTTTGGTAGAATAACCAGAGAGGGTTATCTTACACGTAGAGGCGATGCCATATACGGAGATCCCACTTTCGGAGATCTACTTGGTCAGTTCGCAGGGTTTCCTCCCGTAGAGTACACACGGCAAATGGAAAAGAACAATATCAAAAAAGGCATAGACACATCTATAAACCGAAAGAAGACACAACTAACAAAGAAACTTTATGTAAGCATGCGTCAAGGTAATTTAGAATTGTACGAGGAAGCATATAAAGAATTGATAGCTCACAACAAACGACACCCTCTATCCACCATAACAGGTGAGGACATAATGAGATCTATGAAACGACATAGAGAGACATCTAAAGATATACGTATGAATAATGGTATAAACATATCTTCAGCAAATAGGATGCTCTTATTGATGAATGAGAGCGAGTACGACAAAGACTATAGATTTTTTGGGTAAAAAGAGTGACCACCCGAAGATGGTCACATAAGAGAAAGAGAGTGACAAGTGTAACCTGTCACCCTACATTTATCACAAAATTCTCCAAATGCGAACACCTAATTTATTATCTTCTACACGCACATGTGTTTTTATATCCCAACCTTTTGTTTTTGCTATATTTTTTATTTGTTGTATAGCCGCCTGAGTATTGATACATAGGACAAATACAGAGGAACTTGTTACCATATTATCCCAATCTACTATAATTCTTACACCATCTGGGTTCAAATCATCAGACTTCAATATGCCTTGTCTTATTCTCATTCTCTATAGAGCAGTCTACAGCTATAACTCTCGTTACAGGCAGGTTCATGTGTGTGCCTTTGCTTAGACGCATGGTGGTGTTTGTTGCACCCAGTTTAGTTTTAAGGTCCTGCATGAAAGATGTATAGTCTATCTGCTGTTGTCCACACCATGCTTTCAAAGGTTTTGGTATCAGATAGGCACGTTTTAGATCAGTTTCATAACGTGCAACTAATTTACCTCTTGGTAACGCTTCAGGTATGACAATATTAGTAACACCATCTTCTTGCTTACGTAGGTCATCAGTGCTTTTTATCCATAACACGTTGCTCCAATGTTCGTGTATGTAATCATTAAGTGTTTCTTCTACAGATACACTCATGTCTGATACCTCGTTCTTGCTCTCTTTCAAACGATCTATCGCCCACTTAAACACTTTCTTTGGATCATAATCCACAAGCCCCAACCGATTTGCCAGTATAACACCTGTCATACTAGCCGCTACCAGAGCAGACCAAAATCTATTCTCTGCTTTTAACCCTGCTTGAATATCCACTCTGACTTGTACCTTCTGTAGAAGCTTCTGCACCTCTTCCAAATGGTTGATAATGTATTTTATGTATATCCTACCTGCATGCCCGTGGTTACGCTGTAGCTGTAAGTTAAACTTGTCTGTTTCTTCTTTTGAACCAAACTTCATATTTGGAACACGTATCTCCATAAGTCTCTGCGCTTCAGCTTTTGGCATGGCTTTGGCTGTGCTTATCTTTTCTATCAAACTACGGTTTGCACTTGTGACTGCTATAAGTTTCCAAGGCTTACCCCGCTTTCGTTCTACGTTTCCACCTTGAGACATTCTGTTTCTTTGTTTACCGCTTGTAAGCTGATACACAAGGTCAGACAATTCTCTAGCCGAAGCGTTCGTAAGTTCGTCCATATATAATGGTAGACTGTGATATAGCTCTCCTCTGTTCATCATAGAGTTATGCGTGTCCTTCTCAAATATTAACAAGTCAGCGTGATTACCCCATACAGACAAAGCTGTGTTCATAGCTGTAGTCTTACCAACTCCTGACCCACCATTTAGATGTAATCCTGCACAGTTTATTGGTAAAAGAGACATGAGAGGCGAACCAAATGACGTGCCAACCACAAACTGATGTAGTTCAAACCCATCACGGTTATAAAAGTTAGCTAAGTTCTTCCACTCCTCTAACGTGCCTTTGGGTTCAAATGCTTTCATCAATCCTGCTGTTTGCACTGATGGAGGGTTAGACCGCACGTCATCTTTACGTATCTCTTCCTTACCAAGAACAAAACCTGCAAGTTCTTCATCTGACCAACCAAACTGTGTGCGAGCCATGTCAGCTGTTGTCTTTGCTTGCAGTTGTGTTATCCACGTCGTTGTATACTTCATTATATCCTCCATACCCAACACAGCTATACCTTCCATAGCTAGTTGTTTTCTAAGTTCTTCCCTAGATGTTACAGAAGTTAGAGGAACTGTAAACTCTCTAATACCATCTTGCGGCAAGTGTAATCGCATGACGACAGCTTCACCTGTGTCCTCGTCACGAATACGCTTAGTAACATACAAGTCATTCTGGTATATCATCTTATCTTCTGTATTACCCTCTTTATCTTTAAAACGCATATACACGCCACCATTCGCCCCCCGAAAATACGGCTCTGGATATAGGGGTATATCTTTTGATGCAGGTGCTTTCTTTATACTTTTACCTAAAGATATAGGGGAGGTTATCTTGTCCCAATGTGAACAAGTCGAGCATGGCTCTGGGTCTTCCTCTGCAAACTTAGCACACGTATAAGGACCTTTTATGAGTTCCACCTTCTCATCTGTTAAGTGTTTGCTGTACTCTGGGTGTCTTTCAGACATCTTATGCACGGCTTTGTCCGCATCGTTACAGAACTTTGCGATAGACAGCCCTGCTCTCCACAAGGGTTCGCTTATATCTTGTTGGTTCTCCATTATATTTTTTAACTGTTCGCATCCTCCACCTTTCATGGTCTTGGTCAGTATGTTTTTAAAACCAAACTCTGAGTTTTCTATTATAGCTTTTTTAAATTCGCTTTCTTGGTTATCGACTTTGGTGGGTACAGTCACCCCCTCTTTACCAATCAATCGTGCAAACTCATCAAACTCCACGTCACGAAACTCACCTGTACCAAAGAACATGACAGGTTTCTGTGTGCCACGTTTGTGGTTACGTGTGCCAGGAACTCTAAGTACCCGCGCAGCATCCGCAGTTACACCATTGTCTGCTGACAAGTTATGCTGTATACACATATCCTTCAGTCCCTGGGCCACGGGTAGCCACTCACCATAGGATACACTCTCTGTAAGCACCCAGTATACGTGTATACCATACCCAGAATTAATTAACATCGGGCGAGGTAGACCTGTCTCTTTGATAAACCTTTTTAAATCATGAAAAGCTGTATTCTGGTCAGGATATTCTTTACCTACACCGCAGTCCAAATCTAAGTAAAAAGAACTCAAGCTCTTTACGTTTGTTACTTTTCTATCATTGCTTGTTGTAAAAGTGGCTAATCCAAAGTATGCGTTTATACCTTCAGCATCTAACTCGTTAGCCCTGCTTATTACATCATCTATAGTTGCATGGAAGCTCTGTACTTTCTTGTCACCAAGACCTAGTACAGAATAATATCCATCACCTAAAACTCTCTCTAAAAATTTTTTTGTTTCCATTTTTCCCACCTTGTGCCGAAGACACCACGACAAGATACGGCACGTTATCCTTTCGGCAAAAGCCTAGTCGTGGTGTAGTTCTATTAATCGTCCCAATCGTCAACGATAGAACTCAAGTCGTCATCAGCATCCTTGGTGGGAGGGGAGGGCTTTTTAACGACCTTCTTTGGTTCTGCCACCGCATCTTCAGTAAAAGGGTTATCTTCAGTCTTATTGAACACAAACCCGTCAGTTGCCTCAAAGGGATTTCTCTCTTCCATAGGCACATACTTTATAACCTGCACGGCTTTCAAACGTAACGACACGTTCTGCTTGCCACCCATGTCATATGGAACAAACTGCACAGCTATATTCACCGTGCTGCCCGTTGTTAACAAAAACTCATCTGGTAACTTGTTATTGTTAGCATCAACCTGCAAAGGCTTTTTAGTCACTTCGTTTTTGTACGCCCCTTTCAGATTTGCCTTGTGAGTGAACATGCCGTCATCGTCTTTGACAAAAGTTCTCTCCAACTTATCTGCCCATTTGTCTTTTTTGTTAGCTTGGTAACATTCTGACATGGCAGTAAACAACCCCTTTGCAGTAGCGTTATCCATACGAAACTGTATAGAATATTCTGCGTTCTGAGCGTTAGGCTCACACGGCACAGATCGCCCCTCGTTACTGTCAAAGTGATAAGTTCTGTTTATTTTAGGCCATAGAGCCTCTACGTTTTTTATAATATATTGTTCCATTTATCTCTCCTTCTCTCTATATTATAAATCTTCATCTAGTTCCGCTAGTGAATCTTCGCCCACTGTTTCTTCGCTACGGCTATTAGATGTTTTCGTCAATGCTTCAGTTACATCTGAAATACGAAACCTATGAGTTTTACCTATTTTTACATAAGTATTCTCAGGTATGTGTTTCTGATGCACCCAAGCACGAACAGTCGATACAGACACGCTAAAATGTTTAGCTACGTCTCT